CTCCCCCCATCTCCAGTCTATATTATGCGAATTCGAACTTGCCTTTCGACGTTGAAACGCTCTTCTTCACAATACCCATAGGCATCTGATTCGGGCCATGACTATCCAACCCCAATTGCTTGGTGTCTTCAGTAGTCTTTTCCAAAAAAGATAGACCATTTTCAGGGGACTTGCCCTGAGCTGAGTGCTTATCTGCCATAATTTCCTCCTAGTACCATTCAACCATAATATGGTAGTGAGCCTTGCCGGCAGGGGTTCCGCCAGTAGGTGCTACCAATGTGATATGAACGTCCGTATCAGCAGGAAGGGCTTCTAACACTAGATCAGCAGCCACCGCAGTTAGTTGAGCGTTTGCAGCATCAGCCAAAGTACCTAAACCCATGTTTACGTACTCATAGCCAGATGTTGCAGAACCCAACCGAATAAATGCTTCGGTAGTCGTGTTAGTGAAAGTCTCAAAGGCATCAACATTGATTTCTTTGATAGTTCCCTGCTTTCCTTTTGGACCTCGAAACGTCATCGCCTCACCACCAGCACCAAAATCATGGTACGCACTAACGCAATAAGGTCGTGGATCACTATAACTCATAATAATTCTCCCTTATGCTGCGCTGTCCCAGATCACGATTCGCGTCTGAGCTGCTTGTGTGTGAACGATACCGAAACCACCTAGATAATACCAGGCAATGCCACGGTCCCTGCCGAAATCCCCAGGAATTTTCCCACGAATCTCTTCAGGAACAGCAACTGCTTCAGCAACAGTATCTTCGCCAAAGAAAACAACCCAATCAGATTTTGCGTTGGTCCACGCTGAAGTTGCAGTACCAATAGAAGCTTTCGCTTTATGGGTCTGCTCTACAAAACGTACACCATCGTATCGACCGATTTCGCCATTCATAATCATTTGGAAGCCTTGATCAATATACTGCTTGATGTCTTCCAGATTATCCTTTAACGTCCTCCAAGTTGAAGGCCATGCAATCGCGTAGTAATCGTCACCCGTGTAGGCTGGAATATTACGTTCTTTCATGGTATCTACGATCAACTTAACATGCTCCTTCTGCAAAGCAATGTTATTCGTAAGCGTAGCAGTTCCATTAGTCGTTAGGGTTAACGCCGTAGTGGAAGTACCAGCTGTAGGAACAACTCGCAATGCAGCAGCATCGAACTGAGTAGCCGCTAGATTATCAAAAGCCTTCTTTGCGTCGGTTTTCAATACCTTCCTAACCACTTCAGCTACCGGCTGCTCAGAGAGGTCATCCAATTTACCAGTCCACGGAACGGAGTTACCCGCCTCGGTGATGGTCATGGTTCCCTGAGAAATCGTAAATGAAGTTTCTGGAATAGTACTGGTCTCCGTTAGTGTCGTGCCTTGAGTAGCAACGTCACTATACACGTTCCAATGGAATGTATCACCTCGGTTTAACCCTTGGTGTGCCGCGTCCTTAACATCACAGAATTGTCGAAATTTGACAATAGGCTGTACTGCCATCCTAAGCTGACGGCTTAGGTTGTCGGCATACATATAACCACCGGAAGTGCTGACGGACCATACTTGTCCTGACATAATTACAACCTCCTGTTAATTATATTTGACCTCTCTGCCTCTTCATTTCATCAATGATATCAGTTGACGTTTGTGGCGACAGGTCTGAATCAGGAGAACGTGAAGAAGCACTAACTGATCTAGGTTGTTTCACAATTTTTTTCTTGCGATCAAATCTAGGCTCAGAAGAGGGCCTACTATTTTTGTTTAACCACTCCCTAGTATACTCAGCAGCTTCTTTGATAATTTCTTTTGGTGTCCAATCAGGATTTTCCTGAGTTAGGGTAACCGTTTTACTATCAGCTATAGCTCTAAGTTCAGGCGTATTAGCAATGTCTTCATATTCAGAGTTAAACCAACTAACCGCTTCATCTAAAGACGTGTTATACTCCATCTGCATAGACTGTTTTTGCTGCTCATCTCTACTAGCGATTGCTCTATTAAGAGCGTTGTCAACAGCTTGTTCTATGTTCGGGGTAGCCGACTGGCGCCCTTCCATTGTCAAAGTATTGAACAATTCCGCCGCTTTCACGGCATCATCCTCGTAAAGAGCTTCATGATATTTCTTGACTAACTCAGACTTATCAATCCCTTCTTCTTTAACAGCGCCCTTTTGGGGTGGCTGATTGTTGGCTTGCGCCTTCAACTGTTGCTCAGC